GCCTAACATTACTGTGGATCTCCAAACGGATTGCTTTCACTGAAGTCTAAGAAACCCATGTCTGTGTCAGTGGTATCAAAGAAGTCATTCTTTTCGTTTTCTGCTAATTGGTTTACTTCAGACACCGCCGTGGCAGAAGCAATAGAAAGAACAGGATCTACAATAGCACCAGCAGAATCTTTATCTTCAGTACCGATGATCTGTCTACCTGTTACAAACGTATGATAGTTACCATCATCTGCGCCCACGTGAATAAGATGCAGGATGTTATCTGAATCAGAGAACGCTGCAACTTCACCTGATACGATTGTTCCAGTCGACAGGGTCTGATTGACCGTCTCACCGACCGACCAACCAAGCGATGCGCTATCAAGTGTAACGAGATACTTATAAGCATAGTCCCGCTCAACTGTATCAATAGCATCTACACCTGTATCAAGATTCTCACCGCTGTACTCGAAGAGCTCACAGCGTAACTTATAAGTAGGTAGGTTACTGAGCTGATAGAAAGGTTGTTCGTGCTCTACAGCCATGATCTGAAACATAGAGTTTGACAGAGGCAGATAGATCACGTCGCCTTCGACTGGTCTAATTGCCTGAATTTCATTGTCGTACCTTGCCACAGTTTGTGACCAGCGTTTGCGAGCTACAATGAAAGTAGCTTGGTCCCTGATCTCTACGCCGAATTTGGTGAACAGATCGCCTTCACCGTCAAAGCCTTCCGTGTTCTCTATGTACATCTCTACTTTGTAAGAAGAGTTAAAGCTTGATTGGATATCTTCACCGAGGATCTTATCTTCAGCTACTAAATCTCTTGGCAAATAATAAACGTCTTGACCATAGATCTTAAGAGATTCTATAATAATATCTTCGTACAGATTCTGTTCTGATTTAACCTTTTGGCTAAAGTAGTGGTTCGTTGCCATTCTCTTATCCTACGAAGAAGTCTGCGGGCATCTCAAAGTCCATGCGAATCTTTTCTCTTAGCCGCTCAATCTCTTGTAGTGCGTCTTCAAAGATCTGTCTTCCATTGAGTGTCACACCACCAGGCATCTGCATTCCTTCGAACTTAATTAGGTTTGCACCCCACTGGTGTTTAATCAGTGCAGTGGTGTATTCTTTTAACCACATATCATTCCATACTTTTGTATGTGCACCGGCATCTACCGTCTTAAATGCTTCATATACAATGTACTCGCCAGCTTCAACGTCTTTATCATTGAAGTCACCGTGGAGATACAGTCTGTTCATCTTACGAGAATACGTGGTCTGTGGCTCGCCGTTGAGCTTCATGTCGAGCAGTGAAAGGTACTGGTTAAGCTGTTCGTAGTACGCAAGATCTCCGGCGAAGTTTTGCATATCTGCAATATCATTCAGCATCATCTGGTATTTAATATCAAAAAAGTTAAACGAAGTATTAAAGCTTGATGAGATGCGGAACATCTTACTCACATATATTACATCATTTGGAACTGTGACGTATTCATTTGATACATCGCTGTCGCCCACAAGATGCGACACATATGTCCTATATGTCGCATCAGAGTGATACTCTTGCCAGTACTGTAAGGCTTCATCAACACGGTCCTCTAGCTGATCAATATCTACATTGATCTCGATAACTGGGTCACCGAGCCTTCTTAAACAGTAATCAATGAGGCCTTGTCTGCTAGAGGGATTTGCCATGTCTTATTCCTATTTTATACTATTTATGATCCTGGACCACGGATAGTTTTAAGAGCTGTACCAGCTGAGTTGTAGATTACCAATGAATTCGGGGAAGAGAACATAGATGATGTTACACCAGATACGTTGAGTGTAACCGAACCTGATGCCCCACCGCCGGTGAGACCGGTCCCTGCTGTAACACCAGTGATATCACCGACGTTGCTTGTCCATCCCTGATCGTTATTGAACTGACCTAGATTAATTTCGCCAATTCTTTTTCTTCTCTCTGCACCTGCATCAAGTAGGATCAGTTCATCAGCTGCTCCATCGACCCCAGCTGTCATATCTGTGAGTTCGGATAGGTCAAGTGTGATAGTAGCTGCGCCACCTTCAGTCGATGAAGCCCCATCTAGACCTGTACCAGTAGCAATTGTTGCCACATAGTTACCAGTTGTGTCTGTACCAAGAGCAACTGAGTTGGCAGCAATTGTTGCTGCGATGCTTACATTGCCAGAGCCATCGAATGATGCTGAAGTACCAGTAACATCTCCTGTTAATGAGATAGTTCGTCCGGTGGCCAGTGTAGTAGCAGTGGCAGCGTTACCCGAGGTATTCTGATTACCAGTTGTGTTAACACCAGGTAGGTTAATGTTAGCAGTACCATTAAAACTTACACCACCAATGTTTCGCGCAGTAGCCAGTGCAGTAGCAGTGGCAGCGTTACCGGTGATATCCCCAGTCAACGTGCCGGTCACGTTACCTGACAGGTTAGCATCAATAGTAGCTTTTTCATATGATGAGTCACTGGTATTGATAGTACCTTCTGGCTCAGGATAGTACGATTTGAAGAACTTCCATTTCTCATCTGTGACGTCGAAGAACGCACCCATATGGGTGTAGCCAACCCCAGATGTTCCGGTGTTACGGTTAGAAGCAAACCCAGCATCGACGTTAACAGGTGAAGCGGTGCCGTCCCACTTATCATTCAAGGTGTGTCCGGTAGTAGCGTTGAAGTTAACATTGACACCATCAGCTAGCGCTTGATCGTCGCCTGTGATATCGACGTCAGTGGCCTCAGTTGTTGAGAAGTTATCCAGTGACCATTCAAACGTATCTACGCCACCAGCGCCAGCACCTACCCCGTCAATACGAACATAGAAAGTCTTACTTGAGGTAGTACCTTTGTAGTGTCCAGTTAAGATAGCGTCATCGAGACCAGATCCGGTAAAGTTCGTATTAGCAGTTCCGATCGTATCACCGCTGTTTGTGTAGATGAACGACGTATCAACTGCTAAGTTAGCCTGTGAAACAACGGATTGTGTACCGGTGACAGTTAAGTCACCATCAACTGTTAGATCACCGCCAATGTGTTGGTTACCTGATACTCTAAACTGCTCAAATGTGTGGTGCTCGATATTAACCAAAAGGTAACCGTTTGACGAGTCAGAAACTACACACGTACCAACGTCGGTTGGGAAGTATGGATACGTTGGCGCGGCTGTCTGTAAAGATCCATCTGCGGCAACGTGAACGTTTTGACCCGCTGTCAGTGCTGATGTATCGATTCCAGAAACCAGACCAAAGTGGGTGGCAAATCCTTGGGATGCGTTTGCGATATCGTGGGTGACAACGCCTACCACGTAAGCTTTTGCCTCTGTTGTAGCATCAGCAGGTGCTACCGTAGGCGTTTCACCGCTTGCTCCAGTAATGTAAACGGGTGTGCCATTTGTGATTGTCGAACCCGTGTTGTTGTAAACTCTGATCCAGTTTTCTAAACCAACTTGAAGAGAAACGTCAGAAACATCATTTAAAACGGTAAGGGTTTTATACTCATTGTGGTAGAACATTCTACCCTCAGAGTATGGTACTAGATCGGCATCAGAATCATGCTTAAGATCTAGGTAGCCATTATTTGTAATATTATTGAATGTAACATCAGCAGTTGTTGCGACGTCTTGACCAATAGCAATATCATCGGCATTTACCGTTACACCGGTGCCAGCTCCAACATTAAATGTTCTAGTAGCTGCAATTGTACCACCACCAGTAAGACCGGAACCAGCAGTCATTGTTACACCAGAGTGAGCAATGTGCTCATCTGCTACAAATCCGCTTAGGTTGTCGTGAACAATTTCTGCATCATTTGTTGCAATAGCATCTGCACTTACTGTGATACCAGTACCTTGTCCGACTGTAAACGACCTAGAAGAACTAATATCCCCACCACCAGTAAGGCCTGAACCAGCTGTAAAGCTAACTGTTGTGTGGTCGATGTGCTCATTAGCTACATAATCATTAAATCCATCAAGGCTGAAGTTCGCATAAAGTTCCGCTGAATCAATGTTAAATGTTCTAGTAGCTGCAATTGTACCGCCGCCATTTAAACCTGTGCCAGCAGTCATTGTCACGCCAGAGTGATCAATGTGCTCATTAGCTACATAATCTCTAAATCGGTCGTGATCGAAGTTACTATAAAGTTCAGAAGAATCTATGTTAAATGTTCTCGAAGCTGAGATATCACCGCCGCCATTTAAGCCTATGCCAGCTGTAAGTGTTACACCAGAGTGAGCGACGTGCTCGTCAGCTACAAATCCGCTTAGGTTGTCGTGAACGATCTCACCATCGTTTGTAGCAATGGCATCAGCTGAGACCGTAATACCGGTACCTTGACCGATGTTAAACGTACGGGTAGCACTGATATCACCGCCACCAGTAAGACCGGAACCAGCAGTCATTGTTACAGAAGTGTGAGCAACATGTTCGTCAGCTACGAATCCTGAAAGACTGTCGTGTACAATCTCGCCGTCGTTTGTAGAGATCACACCTGTGGCAGCAGAATAGGTGACACCTGTTCCAGCACTAACGGAATTCTTAGCATCACTATCTGCTCTAGCAGTAGTGTAATAAAGGTTATTGCCTTCAGCTATCTCCGTAGTACTATATTCGGAAAGAGCATTAAATCCAGAACCAAAAGGCTTATTAAGATTCCATGTGTCACCCGTAGCATCATACTGAAAGTAAACACCTATGTTACCAATTGTAATACCGGCACCGTCGGCGGCGGCGGAGTCTGCTGCACCAGAAGCAATAATAATATTTTTATCTTCAACTTCTAATTCAGTGGTATTGATAGTTGTAGTTGTACCTTCAATTGTTAAATTACCGCCGACGGTAACGTCACCAGTAGTGGTCAGACTACTGAATGAACCTGCAAGCGCTGTGCCCGCAGAATCCTGAATATTAAGAACCCCACCAACATCTTTTAGAACAACGTCACCTAAGAAGATAGTACTTCCGCTAAGGTGTAGGTCTTTCCACTTAAAAGCCGGACTACCAAGATCGTATGCACTGTCCGCTGATGGAAGTAAATCACCTCCGAAAGTTTTATTAGTTAATTCGTTATTACTGGCGCCTGTTAATAGCTCCGCGCCACCTGCTGTTGATCCATCGTGAACACGAATTGTATTATTTTCAGTATCATAACTGATTTCCCCAACAGCGCCAGTGAAAGCATCGTTCTGAGCTGTTGTGCCTCTTCTAAACTGTACGACTGTGGGCATTAATTATTTCCTCTATATACTTGAGTCTGTTCCAAGGTCAACCTGACCTATTGAGTTTGCTGGTTCTGTTAACATATCATAAAAATCACCAGAGATAGCGATTTCAAAGGCATCTTCTAGGTTAGCTGAGTCTACTCTTCCCCAAGAGCCATAGGGGAAATCTAACCCTGAAGTACCAGTCGCCACCGCCTGATCCACATAAGCCTTAGTAGCGGCACCTGTTGCGGTCGTCGGGGTGGCAAGATCAACGATCTGCTTCAGGTTCATATCGACCTGGCCGGTGATATTTACCTCTCCGATTTCATTAACAGAAAATACTAAAGATGCCGTATCAAGGTCGCTGTCATTTGACTTAACAGCAAAAATAGCATTAGAAGCATTTTGATTGGCATCAATAAGTACTACCACATCTTGGTGGCTAGATATTACTACTTGACCTTCACTGTCGTCAGTATATCTTTCTTGTAGACCAATATAAGATCCAGCAATAGAATTAATTCTATTATCAGAAATTTGTAAATCTGAAGATAATTCTGGACTAGTGTCATCAAGTAAAGACCTGATGTAAGTTGAAGCGATGTTATCTGAATCAACAAAATTCTTTATTTCATTTGAGGAATTTTTATAGTAAAGTCTACCGTCGGCGTAGTTGATCGCAACTTCGCCGTAAGATAAATCGCCCACTCCTGGGGCGTTATCCCCAACCGAGGATTTTTTAAGTAAGACCTTAGTCATATTAATTCCTTAAAAAAGGGTTTAGTTTAGAGTCTGGGATATAAAAATATCCCAGACTTTAGTTTATTTATAATTTAAAATGTGC